AAAAAATAAATAAAAAAAAATAAATAAAATTTTGGAATGGGTAACAATCCATTGCTACCCGTACCAGTCTTTGATTGCCGATTATGCTCCCTTATTATATAAAATTTCGTCTTGATCTTTTTTTATTGCAAGATCTTCTTTGCTGATTTCTGTATCACGTTGTGGCACATCCCACAAATTGCGGTTAGTGTTAGAATGCTCTTTATATAGAGACAAAAAACCTGCATGATATTGGCGGAATGTATCGCCATCTTTTTTCTCTACTTTTCTATGTAAAATATCACGTGCACTAATGATGTAATGATCTGCACCTGCCTGAATAAAGTATCGATTGTAGCCGCCTCGATCTTGGCGGACAGTGCAACCTAATTTTCTAGCAAGTTTGGCTGTACCCTTTGCGATTGTTGCAGATTGTTTAGCGTTTAATTTGCTGATTAAATTTAACATAATAATTCACCTATAAAAGTTAGTTAGAAAAAACGATTGGGCTTTGCCTCAACTCGTGCAACTATTGTCTCAAACTGGTGAATCAATTGCAAGTGGTGCAAGTGTTTTTCTTAGAACAAAAAAGAATAGTTAAAGTGTTTTATATAACCAAAATAAAAACCGATATAAGAGACAAACAAACACTGTATAAATATACATACTGTTTGAATGTACAGTAGTTAATGCTGCCACCTACTTTTAAGGATATTTAATCCTGTGAGAATCTAGGCGGGTATTGATCTGCTTTTCTGCTAGTGGTGTGACTGGTGGTGCTGCCCATACCAATCGACCCCACGGGGAAAGCCGCCACTATCGCACTACGATATACCACCTCAGATTTTTGGTTCAAAATTAAGACACCCCCAGACAAAGGTAGCGAATCCCGTGCAAGTTCTAGGGGGTCTTAATTATTAAATATAAGGGGGAACTGGTGGTAGTAATCCCTAACCATCCTTTAAGTATCTTTAAGTATCTTTAAGTATGAATTCATCAGGCTCTAAGAATACTCTACTATACTATAGTATATATCAAAGGGGGGTGGGGGGTCTCCTATAGGGGGTGGTTAGAGGAAACCCAGTCATAGCAAGGGATTATTGTCTAGCTCTTTTAGCCTTCTTTTAATGCTTTTAACTTTCTCTTTAAGGACAACCACATCTTTCTCAATGTCGCTTGTGCTTGGGATTTCAATGCTGCCAACTTTCTCAGCCAAGTTATCAACCCTGCCACGTAGCTGTTCAATTTCTTTTCCAATCTTTCCAATGTCATTATCTTCTACCCTTGTTTCTAGTTTAACTAACCTACCTTCTAGCTGTGTAGGAGCGTTTGTCTTCTCTAAGGAAGCTACCTTCTCTGTTAGTGTTCCATAACCTATGGCTGCACCACCTATTGAACTAGCTATTCCTATCCATAGTGCTACGTCTTGTGGTTTCATCTTAACATTGCCTCCAAGTCAGGGATGGGTGCATAAGCATAGTACATATCACTATAGACATCTTGAGCATACCCTTCCCACTCTACAGTTAACATCGCAGGACTAATGTTACTTATACTTATAGTAACAGTGTCAAAGAATGCTTGAGTAGATTGAGTGTTAATCACTAGGTCAGCTATAGTGTCTATAACTTGTATGTCTTGAGCGTAAGCTTCAATCATGTTCTTAGTAATAGAAGCCTCTAGCATAGCATCAATACTGGTGTTGTACTGTTGTACATCTTCCTGTTTGATTTCTGTTAGATCATTCTCTACTGCATAGTCTTGAGCTGCTATAACGGTTGACTCATTACCTGTAGCAATCATCTCCGCTACTTCTGTTACTTCCATTATATCGCCCGCAGCTTCGATTAGAGACTCTTTAGCTTCATGGTAGTCATGTTGCTTATCTTCTATGAGATCGTCCAGCACAACGGAAACTAGAGCCTCTGGTGTGCTACTTTGTAAACCTTGAGTGTACAGGTTATTAAACTGGTCTACTTGTGATTGAGTAAGCTTGTACTTATCACCCGTATACTTATTATATATAATAGTAGTACCAGCCTCCATAGACCAAGCGGTAAAGTCACTAAAGTCAAACAAGCCACTAGCTACAGTATTGTTAATGTCATCTATGCTTTGCGCCAAGGATTCCGTGTCGTATGGGCTTTGGCTTTTCGCTTCGCTTGACAACAGGAAGATCAGGCACAATGCTAGGGTGCTTCTTATAATATTCAATTGCTTTATCACCGATTAGTCCTCCTATCGGGCATGGGGTTTTTGCGTTTAACATCGCATGAAATACTCTAGGGTCATTACACAGAACACTAGTAGCAGCAACCTTAAGACCAAGTTGTTCTAACTGTCTAGATAGCTTTAACATCTCACATACCTCATCTCTAGTGGATGAACCGTAAGATATACCTATCTGTAATGTTTGAACACCTCGTCCATTAGATACAACACAGACATCTTGGTTGTATACTGGGGAAGCTGCGCCTACTGCTGTGGGTACTGGTGTACCTTCTTGACTTACTACAGTGCTTGTTGTTGTGGTTATAGTCTCTGCTTGTGTGTTGCTACTAAAGTCACCCTGATTTGCATCATTAGCAAGTACAGGGGAACTTAAGAACACGAGCATTATTAGTCTTTTTAAATCCATGTGTTAGCTCTTTTGGGGGAATTTACATTATCAAGAGTTAAGAACCTGTCTATTTCAGCTCTTAATAATTCATCTTTACGTTCTTGCATCTCCATGTCTACATCAGCAGCCATCTGTTCTACCCAATACGCTACACCCATCGCTAGTGCATCTAATCTATCGTCATGTGCTAATGCACCACGCTGTTTAGTGACACGAGTTAGCTGATAAGTAAGCATATATCTCTGAGCTTTCTCAGGGGGATGGTGTTGGACGCTATCGTAATCCTTTTGGATAACTTTAGGGTCTATGATGAGCTTATGTTGATTCATAACAGGCTCTAACGTATCAATAATACGTAATTCTTTCTGCTTGCTATGTCTCACCTCTTCCGTAGTAACTGGATATATCTTTTTCAAGAAGGGTTTAAGTAGTTCTGTAAACATACCGTCACCAAAGTTGCTCTCTACTAAGACAACATTAACTTTATGTTCCTTCGCTATGTGAGATAACTTCGTTAGCGTAGACTCTCCGTAGCCTCCTGATATACCAGCACAGTCTGCTACGTATAAGTAACCGTTTAACATCTTAACAACTGCGTAAGCGGTTTCATCCTGACCTCTACCAGAGGGATCGATTACAAGAACAGAACCATCGTAGTCGATGTAGTCCCCTACAGTGGCTTCTGGGGCAAAGTATTTGTCACCCCCTAGCCCTACGTTAGGTAACTCCTTAATCTCCTTCATAACGCCATAGACGAGCTTCTCGGGTGCTTTATCCTTATCAATCGACATCACCATTAAGTCAGATAACTTCAATGGGTATCTATCGGTATCAGATAAGCTTGTGTCCAACATGAACTGTAAAGCAAACCCTGAGCGACCATAAGATAACTCACGCTCCATCAGGTCATCATCATCAAACCTCAGAGGATCTACAGGATTCCCGTCTAACGGACTTTCTGCTTTATGCATAGCATCCCATAGGGTAGGTGCTAAACGATCCCCATACGCCTTGTTAGCGTCATCTATCGAGGGGTAACGTGCTGTCCATATCCTCATCTTGTAGCCACGTTCTGTGAGTGTGTTATAAAGACTCATCTCACACTGTGGTGTTCCAAGATACAGGATTTTACCTTCTGGTTTAAGTACCGCATCAAACTCTTTAACGGCTTCGCTTAACTTCTCCCTCATCATCTGTGTCATTGAGTTATTAGGTACTTCAATGTCATCGGCAATGATGATGTCTGCCCGACTGCCCGTTAACTGACCAGTGATACCTACTGATTTAACAGAGGGGCTACCACTAGCCAGTGCGGGTCTTACGTCAAACGCAATCTTACTCCACCTTTGCTCACTTGTTGCTATGAGATGTTGGCATATTGGGAGTTCTAGGATTAAACGTTGTGTGAATGTCGAAAAATCGTCAGCTCTTTGTTTTGATGCTGACACTACCATGAACTTCTTTTGTGGATCGAGAAGTAATTGGTGTACGACAAAAGCTGCTGTAATGTAGGACTTACCTACACCACGAAATGCTTCAATAATTGCTCTACGAGGGCAGTTCTGTATGTAGTCTGCCATATCGTATTGGACAGGAGTAGGGTCAGGCAAGTTAAGATGCTTCCAAACTATGTACATAAAGTTACGGAAGTCTTTTAGTTGCTCTGGCATCTTATCCATTACGACTCCTATTCTGCTTTCTGCTAGTAATACGTAAGTTGTTAAGCGAGTTATCGTTAGCGTTGCGGTTCACATGATCTACATCTCTATTAGCAACAGCAGCAGCACCGTTCTTCTTAATCATTAAACGTCTAGCTTTGTTTCTATTGCTACGTTTCTTACGTTGCTCAGGCTTGCTGTGATAATTATCATACTCTTGTCTATAGTTTCTGGGTGCGCTCAATGTGACATCTCCTCAAACGGTAGTGCCTCCAATAAGTTAGCCATTGGTGACTCTGTAGTGATTACCTCAAGACAAGCTCCGTTGTCCTTAAGAAACTTTGTTGCTACTGATAATTCAGAAGCAGATGCCTCACCAGACTTAACCTTTGCAAGTAAGTCTTTAGCCACACCTTCGTGTAGTTCATCTAATATTTTTCTATCCATTAGTAACTCCAAACTACGGGGTAAGATTGTCTAAGATCAACATGGATAAACGTCTTAGCAACGCCTATACCATTGAAGCCTAACTTAATAGCTTCCTCAATGATCTTATATTTCTGTACTCCGTTGATTACTTGTATGTCGGCAGCTATGCCTCGTGCATGAGTGCCAGGATTTTGTTTCTTAGCCTCGATGGGATGTCCTTCAGGGTCTCGATAACCACTTGTAATTGTAAAAGGGAAACCACAAGCTTCACGAAGAGCATCTAACTTTTCTAGAAACTCCTCATCCATCTCATTGTTGCCTGTAAAGCTACAATTAAATTCGTTTATGTCAAAATACTTCATCGACCTACTCCCTTAACTCGTTCCATTGTGCGTAGACCACCAAGACCAAGCATACCCATTAGTACAGGTAACATGGTTGATGTATCTGCCTGTGGCACGACAACACCAAAGGGTGCTGCAAGGGGCGATATAAGAAAGTTCACCATGAACCCCAGTACACATACCCAAGCTGTTGCGGGTCTCCACGAAGACTGAAACCAATTCCCTTTGGCTTCTTCTTTATTGACTTCGATCTGAGCTATAGCAATTTGTTGTGCGTGTTTCTCCGACATCGTAGCAATTTCATGTGCTATTTTTTGCTTTGTATCCGCATCGGGGATAAACTTATCTAGCAACCCTGTTACAGGTGCTATCAATTGCTGTATCATATTATACTCCTAGTAATTTAAGGGCTGAGAACAATCCCATAGATTGACCCCAATAAACAACAGCACCGCCTACAACTAACCACTTGATTTGTAGGAGGGTGCGGTTGATGCTATCCAGCATCCCTCTAAGCTCATTGGCGTTAGCCGTAAGCATCTTAAGTTGTTCGTCCTGTAAATCGACTCGCCATTCCAAGCGATCTACTTGTTGTTTTAGTTCTTCCATTGGTTATCCTGTTAATTTAAATGCGCTAAAGTTAGTGTATTGTCTCTCACCAGCTATATCAAATAATAAACTACCAGAAGTGTCAATTCGTGGAACATAAACGTAAGGGGATACATAATCTGTAACCCCGTTGAGGTATACTATAGTTGAGACAGTTGCTGTAAATCTTTGTACGTTGGATGACGCTAAATCAATATAATTAACGGCAACGGGATCACCTGTACCGTTCTTTTTAATACCATACATCAGTTGCTGCACAGCCGCTGTACTCTGCCCCCCAAAATTTATCGCAGAGCCAGTAAACTGGACTTGATAATACCCTGCCGATTGGGGTGTAAACCTCCCTGTTGTGCTATTATAATAGTTCCCTGAATCAGAGTCTTCTGCATTACAAATTACTTCTCTCCAACCGTCACTAACTAAATTAGTTAGGTTGCCACTTCGATATGCACGGAAATGTGGAGTGTTGTGTACGTGTGTTAGATTAGCTCCATTAAATGTAGGCGCTCCGTACCTGCCGTCAGGTATTGTTCCAGATGTTAAGTTAGTTGCATCAAGATCGGAGGCACTCGTAAGTACCCCCGCTGCGTTAAAGTCTGCTAGGTCTCTTGCCCTAGTCATAATGAGTTACCTCTATTTAATTTAAGACGGGTTTCTTTGTGCGTCAGTTGGTGGTATGTTATAGATTACTCTAGGCTGGAAAGTTGTTTCTCCAGTTGCATAACCTCTTTGTACGTCCACAACGTCAGCGGTATCGACTAAACTGTCAGCTAAAGCTACTGCGGCTGTATGTGCCTCTTCTCTTGAAT